AGATGTCTCGTGGGCTCGGAGATGTGTATAAGAGACAGATTGTATGCAATATTTACATATTTGCAAATATCATTTCAAAGTCATGCAAGGCTGTGTTTATGTCAGCCTGTGTGCGTTTATTTGCTGTGCGTGAACGCCACTTATTGCGTATTTTATGTTGAGATGATGTAAAGTTCTTCAAAACATTTTCATCGTTCTCAAGGCGAATTTGAGCCGTTCTCGCAAGAGGCGTGTCAGCTCCCAAGCCACACAGCAGGGAGCTGAACTCCGCCCAAGTCATCTTTTTAAAATCTTCGGAGTAAATGCTCACCCCGTACTCTGACTTAAAACTCGATACGATTAAATCGAAATCATCTATTAAGTCGTAGCCGGGGTCTGAGTTTCCCCCTCGCTGTCCTCGTCAGCAATAAGCTCCGTTGCTGTTCTGATGAGCGTTGAGAGGTCGGCAAACGAGAGATGAAGTTTTGCAATCTTTTCTCTGTTCTCCTCATCAAAAAGAAGTTCAAGAGCCGATAAGATGTCCGATGTTTTTACGCCGTCCTCGCTGTCAAAAAGCGCAACCGTCTTAATGAAAGAAATTGCGTCATTGTTGACCTCAATTTCTGTGCCTTTGATAACAAGTTTTGGCTTTTCGTCAAAATTAAGCTTGTTTGTAATATCAATGATTTTTGACATTCTTTATACCTCCTTAGGCTGCTGGTGTGTATTCGGGCTTGCCGTTTGACATAACCTCAAATTCAAGAGGTGCAACACCTGTGCTTGCTCCTGCGCCGTTTGCTGTTACAGAGATAACCGCATTCTTGAAGAGTACGCTTGCACCGTTCGGGAAAGTCCACTTAAACGGAAGCTGTGCGGCTGTACCGTTCTTAAACGCAAGCTCTGCGATTTCATCGTTGCCTGCGTCACCGATTGTACGCTTGCCCTTTACAGAGATTGTAACGCTCTTGGCTGTCATAAGTCTTGACTTCCAACCCTCGTTCTCAAACGCTGTCCATTCCTCAACGCCGTTGTCAAATGCAACCGAAAACTCCTCGCAATTTGCGATTGCTGTTGTGGCGGTGTCTGTACCTGCCTTACCTACCGCAAACTGATTTTCATAACATGGATAAACTCCACTTGATACTGCCATAATTATTTACATCCTTTCGTAATAAAATTTAACTTCAATGACTTGCTCATAAACGCCCTTGTCGTCTGTGCCTACATCGACAGGCTCGGGCGTGAGCAGTTCAATAATATAAATTGTGTGTTTGTTGATTTCAACATCTTTTACACTGTAAAGCGTTTCAAATAAATTGTGTGCCTGTCGCTCCGTTTCCTTTGCGTTGTTGTTCCAATGCAAGAGTAAAGACACGCTGATTGTGTTGTATGTACTCTCGTCACCAATCGCCCTTACAGGCGCACCCGACTGCTTGAGAGAGTACACACCGAGGGACTTATCTTGTTTGTTATCGAGTTTACCGATGTAGTAATGCTCTGCTTTAAAGACAGTCTTTAAAAAGTCCCTTATGTCAGATAAATAAATCAAAGTCCTGCCTCCTGTTTGTAAAATCGTGCAAATGCCTTTTGACAAAAGTTTTGTCGTGTACCGCCCTTGAGCCAAGGAATGAGCCACTTGCCGCCGGCGGCAATGTTTTCATCTCTGCTGAAATCATATTCAGGGTGAAAATACAACCGTCTGGCATACGGCGTACTTGATACGATTTTTGTTTCCCCATTCGCAAGGTTTGAGTAGTCGGCAAATGTGCTTTCGTTCTGCAAATTACCTGTATCAAACGGCATTACTTGCGTGTTTTTAATCTGCGTAAGCAATGCGTCTGTGGTATTGCGCAATGCCGTCTGCTGTGCTTTATCAAGCTGCTTTAATAAAGGCAAATTCAGCTTGATTTTTGATGTTACAGAAAAGCTCACTAAATCACATCCAATTCCGTAAAATTCACTGTGCCGTCAGGGTTGCGGTGTTTAATGCCTTGTACGATGTTACGCTTTACTCCGTCAAGCACCACATAGCCGCTGCTTAAATTCGGACAATCGGGTGCAAGGTCACCGCTAAAAAGCAAAACAGCCGACACCTGAACGATTTTCTGTTCTTTGGTATAGACTGTTTTGGCTTTAGACTGCATATTGCACAAGGAATTGCCGCCGTGCAGGACGGCTGACGGATACAGGCTGTCGGAGGGATACAGATTTTTACATTCAAACACGGTCAAGGGCGCTCCGTCCTCGGAAACACCCTCGCCGTATATTGTCACCTCAACAGGAGTTTTACAGAACTGCTTTTTTACAAGTGGCGGAAATTTCAAAACATATCACCTCATATTGCAGGATAACAAAGCCCTGTTGATTTAAGCAGAGAGTAGAGGTCCGCAGGAATTGCCACACCGCTTATGCACATCAAATTCCAACTTGCGCCAAACTCCATACCCACACCGTTGATGTTGTAATTTTTCAGATAGGAAGAAATCATATCGGCATTTTCTTCTTCAAAAGCAGTAAGTCTGCTATGCACTCTGCTGATGATTCTCTTCTGCATTTCCGAAAGTTTTTCAAAATCAATGCGGTTAAAGGTCAGAATGTCGATGTGAGCGGCGGAGATAATGCTTTTTTCATCTCCGCCCTGCTGTTCAATGTAATCCGCAAACATAGATTTATTCCTTTGTGTCTGATTTGATATTCTCTTTAAGCTTTTTGTTTTCGGCTTTGAGCTTTGAATTTTCTTTCTTCAAAGTATTGTAATCATCAACAGAAATTTTCTTGCCTAAGCCGTATTCTTTGATTTCACCATTGTCGTCCTGAATATCATAACCACGAGATACATAAGTCTTAGCTTCCTCATCTGTATTGACTGTATATGACTTATTGTCTTTAATTGCTTTCATTTTTGCTCACCTCGCTTTAAGCCTCTGCGTGAATGATTACGCCCTGCTTCATAAGTTCATCAATGGCAAAAGTACCATTGACTTTTCTGTTCTGATATATATAATTATCAGCTGTTCGGCTGTCAGAACGCGGAGTATAGACATTGATATATGAATACTTAACTCTTGATACCTGTGCTTCCGGGTCAATAAGAATATAGTCAATCTGCTTAGCTGAACTGTCAGCAACACAACCGTTTGTAAAATCAAACAAAGACTTCATTCTTGAGCTTGGCACTTCTACAATCTTATCAATATCATCAACGGAACGAACACGGCGGTCAATGCCCTTTGCGGAACTGATTTCAAGTGTTCTCTGAATACCCTCTGCATTCTTCAAAAGCTTTTTGTACTGTGGTGTCGCATAAAGAATAACCCTGTCGAGCGGTACACCCGCTTCGGCAAAAGCCTCAAGGTTATCATCAAAATCTGCAAGCACATTCGCCGCAGTTAATGCAGTAGTTTTTACTGTTGCACCAACTCGCTTAGCTTCTGTATAAATCTTGCTGTAAGTATAACAGTCGAGTTCAGGTATAGCCTGTGTTTTTTCAAAGCGTGTCTGAATATTTGCGATAGTTACTACCATATTTGTTTCGTCAACATCAATAGGGTCGATAGCAAACTCAATATCTCTGTCGTGGTCAAGGGTTTTGGTTTCGTAACCATTTGAATATGTACCCGAATTAAAACCGCCTGCACCTCGTGTATGGTCTTTATAACCGCTGACCGAGAGTTTCGGGATTTTAACATCCTTACCGTTGATAATCTGAATGTCAGAGTTTGAGTGGTAAAGGTCATCACAAGTAAGGGCTTGACCGTACAATTCTCTTAAAACATTACTGAAAATAGTTGCGTATTCTAATACTGCCATAATTATTTACCTCTTTTCTTACTTTTTCGATTTGATGCCGAAAATTCCTCTTAAGGCATCTTCTGTTAAATTTTTGTTGCCGTTACCGTCACCGCCGATTCTCTGAACACCGCCAGCGTTTTCGCTTGCTTTTGCTTTGAGTGCAGGAATATCGTCAAGCACTTTCTTAACCGCCTCTGTAAGCTTTTCTGTGTTGATTTTGCCATCTGCCATTACAGCCGAAAAGTCTGCCATTTTGAGTACATACGGAATGCTTGCCACATCTACGCCCTGTTTTACGGCTTCGAGGGTTGCCGACTGATTGACTTCTGCCGTGAGCTTTGCGTTGTTTGCGGATTCAACTTCCGACTGCATTTTCGCAATGTCGGGTGTGTTCTTGGCTTTCTGCTCCTTAAAAGCACCGATTGCCTGTTTCATCTCATCTGCTGACAATCCCTGCTCCTTGAAGTATGACTTTAAAACCGTATCTTCGGCTACGCTCTGCTTGCCGTTAATAAGACTTGCAAGCTTGTCATAATCAAATGCAGGTGCAGGGTTGCCCTGCGGTGTCGGCTGTGTTTCGTTTTGGTTAGGTGTTGGGTTGTTTTCTGCCATATTTTATCAATCCTTTCAGTTTTTCGGGTGTCTCCCGTAATCAGTTTATAGAGTGTCTCTCTGTTTCAGTTTTGCACGGTGTCTCCCGTAGTTTAATGTCTTCGGACAATAAAAAAGCACCTGTGCAGTCACTCACAAGTGCGTTTTAAGCTGTTTTTGTTGTCTTTCTTTTCGGCTTTTCCGTAGCGTTTGGTTCATTTTCCGTAGCGTTTGGCTTAACCTCTGTCGCAAAACCACCGTCAATGAGTTCCTTTGCTCTCTGCTCGGAGCATTCAAAAACTTCATTAATCGGTCTGTTAATAAACCCCTCGGTTTTATCGTTGAACGATGTAATTACTCTTACTTTCATTTTGTCACCTCATTATTTATTGTTCTACAAGTTCATATGTTTTTTTAAATATGTCAGGTTTACATGGATACTTTTCACCATTAACACCAGTAATAATATAATCACCGGGACTTGCTGTCATATCACCTTCAAGTGTATGTATAACGATTTTTTTGTCGGTTTGATATGCTTCTACTACAACAACTTTTTTCCGATATTTTTTCACATTCATTTTGTCACCGCCTTTCAAATTTTTGGTATAAAAAAAGCACTCAATCCGATTGATTAAGTGCTAATCTCTGTATTAAATTCACGCATAACAAAACCGCTCTTGTTACGGAGCGGTTAGATATTCACGCTGTTTCTTTCCTTGTTTTGTTCTGCGTGGGGCTGTTATTTGGCAAGTCAGACATCTTTTCCATTCTTTCCAGCATTTCTTCTATGCCTTTTCTTCCTTTGTTTCTATCATCAATATTCATAACAGTTTTATTTTGATTTTGCATATTCAATTCCTCCTTCATGACAACGCTTTAAAAATTTTTTCACAAAATCTTTGTCATCTATATCACCGTCAGGATAAGATTTATAAATTTCGGTCAAAATCTTTTTAGTATCATTAAAATTATAATTGTCAAGTTTATTTAAAATATACACTTCGCCTTGATTTGTGACAACAGACATTGTTTTTACCGCTCTTTCGCAAATGAAAGTATCAATATCACCAACAGAAAATGTATTTGTACTTGGGTGATTATGTAAATATACAAGTGACTGTCTTTCCGCATGGGCTATAACCGAAACAGCAAACGGATTTTTACCGGGTGATACTACAAACTCATCTCCTAAAATTCTGACTTCATTGTTAAAGTCTAAATTTTCTATAAAAAGTACTTCATTACTATTGTTTTGGCTTTTTGCAACACTTAACAATTCTTTATGCTTTTTCTTCATAAAAGATGCTTGTGCAGCAGAAAAATCCTTTGGTTTAACTAAATCAACTTTGTTTATAGCTGTATCAGTAATATAAATCTTATGATCACGCTTTTTTGCTTGTTCCAAATCCAACACACCCTCTGATTTCATTATAACAGCTTTTTGAGATTTTGCAACAGCTTTAGGCGAAATATCTTCTGCGTTTTTAACCTTTTCCGCCAACTTATCCGCCCTGTCGTGCCACTCGTCTGCTCTTGCTTTAGCAAACTTCTTGTTATCCTCGTCAAGGCTGTATTTTGCCCTGCGGTCAAAGCGTTCGGCTTGCTTTTCCGCATGCTGTTGCTGTACCTCAAGTCCTCTTTGGCGGTCAAGCTCTGCAAGCTCGTCATCGGAGAGAGGTCCGCTCAAATCGTCAAGTTCAGGGTAGTGGGTGCTTGTGCTGTCCTTACAGCGTGGGTGGAAAAGTCCCTCCGCTATGGCGGTTGAAAGCAGCGGATAATCACCGTCCGATTTTTTGCCGTTTGAATACACATCATCAATAAACACCTTGCCGATATATTTTGCACAATCAGGGCAGCCGCCCTGCCTTGAGTTTACCACAACAAGGGAAAGCCCGTACTTCGCTCTTTCTTCGCCCTCACCTCTTAGATAGGCTCTCTTGTTCGCCGTCTTGATTGCCATATCCGCATAGTCTGAAAGCGTGTGCCTTGCACCGTTCTTGTACTCCACACAATTCAGTCCTGCGTTTAGCATATCCTTACAAGCCATATCAACCGCCTTTTCGTAAGTGCCTGCACCTGTGTTTGCATAGACTTGTGCGTTAAAAATCGCCTTGCGGTACTTATCGTTGCTCATACGCAAAACCGCCGTTTCCGCCCTCTTCAAATCGTCTGTGGTCGATTTTACAAGAGCATTGAGCTTACGGTTATTGACCTTAAAAAACTCGCCTGTGCTCGCTCCTGTGGGCATATGCGGTGTAAAGCCGTTCTTAATAGCCTCGAGGATTTTCACTTCCTGTTCTGCGTTGCCGTCGGCTCTTGCGGTGTGTATCATTTCTTCAACCTTGCTGTTAATGCTCTTGAACTGCTTGCCAAATTTTTGGGCGTTCGTTTTGCGGTACTCCTCAAGTGCCTTTAGTTGTTCTGCCTGCCATTGGGTCCAATTATAGCCCTCTTTGGTTTCCTCTGCTCTGTGTCGGCTGAAATTGCGCATCATACTGTCAATAAGTTCATTTTCGATTTCTTCAAGGGCTTTTCCGATATCATAATCACTCATCTGTCAGTCCTGCCAAATCGTCGAATGACGAGGTTTCTTCCTCACTTGCAATGCCCTGTTCTTCTTTTATCCTCTGTACCTCTTCAGCTTTCCAATCGTCCGACTTACTGTCGCCGTACAATTCCTCGACCGAGGTTTCAACCGACATCAAACCGCCCTGTCTTGCTTTTGACACGGTTTCAACCTGACTTTCAAATGACGGATTGGCGTACTCACCAAAATTTACGGATACCTCTATTCCGTCAACAATTCCCTTGCCGTTAAGCTCACTGTCTGCATTGAGTACAACTTCAACAAGGCTCTGCATAGCGTTCTCGGTGAGCTCAACAAGGTTCTGTCTTGTATACAGAGTTGTTTTCTCTTTTTCTCTCTGTGCCTCGGCATTATCGAGTTTTTTTGTATCAATACCGAGCGTTGACGGAGATATAACACCTTGTAAACAAAGGTCAAGTGCGGTGATGTATGAGCTTAAATAGCTTTCGTGCTGAATCTGCGGACTTTCTGTGTAAATCCTGTTGCCGTTGCCGTTTTCGCTTGTGTCTGTGTTTACCTCAATAAATCTATTATCAAACGGGTTCGGCGCCATCGGCTGACAGGTTTCGGCATTGTATGGAATAAGGCAATTAGGTATGTACTGCTTTGGCCTGCAAGCTCTTAAAGCGTCCATCCACTGCGACCACGCCTCGTCTAAGCTGTCGAAAGCGTCTGTCTTTGCTCCGATAATGCCCGCACCCCTGCCCTTGTGGCACGATTTGCCGTAAATAACCGGTACTGCCCACATATATGATGTGTCAAAGGTCACACCGTTGCTGTCTATCCAATCAAGTGCCTTAACTGTGTGTAAATCGACCTCTCTGCCGTTATCATCATACAAAGCATAACGAATATAGCCGTAACCGTATGTTTCCTCAAAACGGAAATGTCGGTGATTTTGCGTGTAATCGGTATAAAACTTAACTTCTCTGATTCTGCCGCGCACATAAGTAAAGTCGATGTTTTCGGCAGGATACCATTCAACAATCGGAACATCTGATACAGCCGTGTCAAAGCTGACCTTAAAAGCACCGTCACCGACAACACATAGGTCAAGGAGCATTTGCTTTATTACACCTGCGAGTTTGTTTTCTTTCTCTATCTCCGCCCACCGTTCAGCATAAGCTGTCGTATTTTTGCTTGTAACCTCTGTACCGTTGTAGTCTGCAATCACAATATTAGCGAGTGTATCGCAAATGAGAGCGGGCAAGCCTGTGTGGATTTTTCGTATTTTCAGCCCTTTGGTACACTCGGCAGACCAAAAGCGTGTTTTGTCGCTGTCAAGCTGTGTGTAAAGCTGTGAAAGCTGTCTGCTGTTGCCCCAATACCAAATGCGGTTGGTAAAGCATTCAGTTTGATGATTGCTCGTTTCGTCAACGGTTATCATTCTGTCGGGCGCTTTAGTGATATGTAAAAAATTTCTTAATCCTGTTCTGATTGTATCAGCCATTCTGTTTATCAGCCCCATTTATTTCACTTCCAATAATATTTTTAAACGGCAGCCACGCATATTGACTGCTATTTATGCAATGGTCGTGGCCGTCCTCGGGTGTGTTGTCTTTATCCTCTCGCCAGCTGTAAATCTCAAACTCAGCAATTGTATTCTTGCAATGCTCAAGCACAAGGAAACAATCTTTTGCGAGCCAGCCGAGAACAAGATTGATACGGTCGATTATCTTTGTTTTCTTCCACGCATTTGCAAAATCATAAATACAGCCGTTTTGCCGCTTGTACTTCTGAAATTCGGTAATAGTCGCTTGGTCGGCGTTGTCGATGAATGCTGTTCTTGCAAAGCCCCATTCCTCACGGTTGCGGTCAAGAAAAGCAATAAAGTTTTTAACCGTATCACTCGGAGCAATCGGCGTTTGCATTTCAGCGTTGTTATAAACTCTTTCATCAAGCTGAACACACTTGCCCTTGTTTGTAATACCGAAAAAGGTCATTGCGATTGTGTCGGGTGACTTCTGCGAATATGCGGTGTCAAGTCCTGCCGTAAACTGAATAAAATGCTCGCTTTTACGGTCGGAGTTTAAAAACCGCTTTGCCCATTCTTTTGTTTTTATGTGCCTTGCCCTCTCAAAGTTTGAGAATACAAGCCCTGTTGCCCTGCCTCGCAATCCTAAGATTTTGTTTTTATAAAGCTTTGTTCCTTTTGGAGCAGAGGCTTTTTTCTTTTCAACCTGTTCGGGTGTAAGGCTTAAATTATCGGTAAAAGAAAAGAACCAGTACCGCCAATCCGGCACAGGTTCTTCGTTAAGTTCCGCCATAATCTCGGGCGGAACATCTTTTGCGTATTTTTTAAACGGTCTTGAACGGTTTACAAATTCCTTGTAGACAGGCAAAGACGGGTCATCGGGGTTAAGTGTTGCAAGCAAATAGTCATTACGGGTTGACATCTCTCGGATAAACTCAATATCGGCGGTGTTTATCTCATCAATATACACACAGCCGAACTGTGCACCGAGTACCATTTCCCATTTATCCCGACTGCTGTAGCCGAGAACATAGATAATTTTGCCCTCAAACTTGATATGCGGGAGCTTGTAGTCCTTGTCGCCGTTGCCACAGTAAACTGCGTTACGGTGCAGGTCGAGAATACCATTATCCTGCTGAATAATGGTTTCTTCGGCTTTACCTGTTGTCTTGGCGGCAATGGCGTGTATCTTCTTTTTACTTTGCGACACCATTCGCATAAACTTTACGCCGGCCCCGACTGTTGTCTTTCCGGAAGCAGTAGTTAAGTACCCTCAAGAAAATCCGCACTTACATTGTTTACGCTGTTGATAAAATCTATATATTTTTGTGACAATGGGAATTTACTCAAAGGCATTTACATCACCTCCAAAAGCTCATAACCAATAGGCTTTGTTGCTCCGTGAAGATAGTTGTATATCGTCTTTTCATTTACCCCTAGCTTTTTGGCGGCTTCTGATTTAGAACCAAAAACACATTGAACTTTGCCGTTAACGATCATTTTCAGCTTCTTCTTACAACGATTTTGTGCTTTGACAATGTTGACTTTACATTCTTCTCGATAATCAGCCTTAGTTCTATATGCGTGTTCACTATTCTCTTGCGGCGTGCACCATTCAAGATTATCAACAACATTGTTTTCTTTGTTTCCGTCAATATGATTAACATATGGTTTGCCCTCAATAGGCGGAAGAAAAGCTTCTGCAACAAGTCTATGAACGTGAACAACTGTAGGTTTTTCATAGGGCACAGTACCCGTTCGTAAATTAACTCTCAGATAGCCGTTGCTTGCCTTACGCTTACTCAGAACATTACCTGAAATATTGTTGCGAACATTTCCGTAATTGCTTACCGAGTATCTTTCAAAACCCTTTAATGTAACTTTCTTGAATATCTCTTTCATAGTTGTAACCTCCAACTTATTTTGTATCTTATTCGTCAAGCCCCTCACCGCCTAACTGTCTGAACACATCAGAGAGCTTTTCGGATTGCTCAACCTTTGCGTCAACCTTGACAATGTATTCACCCGTCATTTTGTTGAGTGTATCAATCGCACGAATACGGTCTGACGGGTCCTGCTCGGCACTCTTTGCAATGTCAGAGAGAGCAACCTGTCTGTCCTTAGCACTCATAATGCGTTCATCTTTGAGCTTGTCGGATAACTCTTTGATGTATTTTGAAACTCCAACATTCTCCAACAATTCATACGCTCTTGCGTTTGCGTAATTTTCTGAATATCCTGCCTGTATCGCACTCTGAACTGTGTTACCGCTCTGCGCATAATATTCCGCAAACTTCCTCTGTCTTGCATTTAATTTGTCTTTCACGGTATCACCGCCCTTTCGATTTTTCGATACAGCAAAACCGCCCTCAAGTGAGAGCGGTCTGCCGTTGTTTTGAAAAAGAACTACAAAATGTCTCTTATTATCGATTTCTTCATTTTATATTATACTGCACCTAAACCGAAAAACCGAACAACTTTTACCAACGGTGGCGGTTGCACATAATTCTTATGTTGTCGGGGGTATTGATTCCGCCTGTATCAACTGCTATCTTCGCCCAGCTGTATCGCAGGCTAAGGTGCATAAATAAGCAGTTCTCCACAAAATCGTCACGAGATAGGCTGTTGAGTGCTGCGTTTCGGCGAATTTCAAGGTTTTGTATCTCCCTTTGAATATCTGCAATCTGCACCACCGCATTGCCGACCTTGTCAGATGTTTGACTTGCACTCGGTAAATCCGACAGCTTAGGCGATGTATTGTCAGCCTCGGCGGCTATGCGTGCAATCTTAGCTTTTAACCTCGTAATTTCTCGGTTTATGTCTTTGATTTCTTTTGCGGTCATTCTTCCACCTCACTTTCAGTACCATTTTTCCCACTTTTATGTCCCAAAATTGGAGGTATTGGTGATAATTTAATTATCTCGTTAGTTTTAACATCCGTTTCATTCCATTTAAAAACCAAAATTCCATATGGTTTCAAAATTCTGAAACATTCCCTAAACCCTTGAGATAAATCATCTTTATATGTATGTGGGTTAAGTTTACCGTACTTTTTTGCCAACCAAGATTTATCCCCTACTTTGATTAGATGCGGTGGGTCAAATACTACTAAATTAAACGTATCATCTTTAAAAGGGATATTCCTGAAATCGGCCACAACATCAGGTTTGACAGTAAATTTACGGTTATCCATGAAGACTACATCTGGGTTATGTTTATCAAAGTAAAACATACGGCCTCCACAACAAACATCTATACAATGATGTACTTTCATTTATTTTAATTCTCCTTTAAAATTCCATCTTTTGTAAAAGTACGTCCGCACTCTCCGCATTTTACACATACAATTCCGTAACTGTCTGGTTTTTTGCATTCGTCACTAGCATAATAATCTGCAAACAAGTTCTTTTTATCGTAATCCTTAAATTTTTCAAGCTCCTTTTCCATACGATACAGTTCAAAATCTATTATTTTGCCCTTAATCTCTCTCGCCGTCAATTCGTATCTACCTCACTTTCAAGCCATTTTTTGATTGCATATACGCAATCTGTTCGAAGGTTGCTAGATGTACAATGCGGTGCATAAAAACTTTGATATGAACAATGGTTGCAGTATGTAAAATGTTTTTCACTTGCATCAAGCAACATTTCCGCCATATCCTCAACGCTCATCTGCTTTATCTTTTCAAAATTTGTCATTTTGCCTGTTCTCCTTTATCAAACAACATCTTTTATATTTCTTTCCGCTTCCACAAGGACAAGGTGCGTTCCTATGACTATTCTTAGGTGGGTGATATGTAACGGTAGCGAGAAAAGATATACTACAATCTCGTGTATAATGATCACATATGTCAGCAGGTTCTTTAGTTATATGGGCTTTCATTCTTGCTCACTCCTTATCCATTTTTGCACCGCAATGTGGGCAATAGTTTTCAAATTGATAACGGTTGTTAATGACTTGATAAACAACCTCTCTCCCGCAAGTTAAGCAGTATGCTTCCGCTTCACCTACTTTTCTGACTTCCTTTTTTACCCACTTTGAGAGTTTAACTACGACTGATTTTTTTAATGTGGGACAATCTAAAAACACAATTACTAACAACCTTATCCCCACAAGTGCAGAAATATCGTAACTTTGGTATTGACAAATTAGCGTCATTTTCGAAGGCTTTTTCACTTGTTTTATGTAAAATGCCCTCAATCACCGTTCCGTCAAAAAGTACGATTTCAACATATTTCCCTAAATGTCTTTCGAGTTCATATCTTGTCATAATTTTTACTCCTTTAAAGTTCTGACTTTTTCGCCATATCTGCGAGTTTGACCTCTGAATAATATTTCTCTCATATATCCTCCTTGTAGATACAATCTTTTAAATCACTAACGGGACAATAAAATGTTTGCCCATCAGCGGTTGCAATAAAGGCAGTTAAACCATAATAACCCTCTTTTACGGCTGTTAAAATACCGTTAATATCATGAATTGTTTCTACAAAATCTCCTATTGTAACTTCTCTCATTTGTATCACTCCTTATCCATTTTCGCACCACAATTCGGGCAAAACTTATATTCATATTCGCAAAGATAACAATAATCTCCGTCCTGGCTATATTTTTTCTCTGTGCAATCTTCGGTCATATAACCACATTCAGAACAAATAAATTCATCAACAGGGTGAGCTTTAGTTAAATTTTTCCCGTGCCTTACTTCCTGCACATCGGCGGCGGGTACTGTATCAAGCGATTTTGCGACATTATAAGCGTAATCTGCTAAAACTTTTAAAATTTTCTGTGCAACTTCACGCTCTATATATTCTTTTTCACCCATTTTCTACCTCCATTTTTGCACCGCAATAGGGACAATATGGGTACAATCTATGTTTTGCCATAATGATGTATTTATGGCAGTTTGTGCAAGTAAACCAAGCACAACCACAAATATCTTTTTCAAATTCCCACTTTCCGTGCCTGATTTCTTCCATTTCACACACCGTAGCATGATTGGGTTTACTTCCGTCAATCTCAATAATGCGTTTAACATTTTCGGCATTTCGCTTTGAATTAAAGTATATCGTGTTTACACTACCGTCTGCGAACGGTATATCCAACGCATAATCACCGCATACCTCACGAATTTTTAATTCTTTTTCAGACATTATTTTCACTCTCTTCTTTCAGCAATAATTCGGCAATAAGATGTAAGCCTTTGTAACAATCATCACATAGCTGTATTTTAATTTTTCTCTTGCTTCCGATAGGAATTGCAATCCTACTTCCGCAATCAAAATCCATCCCTACATAAAATTCCTTCATTTTAACTGTGTGTGGATCTGAGATAACTTTGTTACAACAATCGCACTGATAAACCCTCATTTACTTTCACTCTCCTCAATAGGCTGATTCCAACATTCTACGCAGCCGCCTACTCTACAAGTCTTTATATCTGTCAAGCCTAACTTTCGAAGGCATATTTCAGGTGTTCCATCGTGAACAAGAGGAGCATTCGGATAGTTTTTTAAAAACTCACTCAAATAAGTCTTCTGCGGATGTTCATCGCTCCACTTTTGTACAATTGCAATTGCTTTTTCGGGATAACTCGTTTCAAGGTTCGTGCACGGAATGCCTATGTCATTATTTGAACGGCTCAAAGGGCAATCTACACATTTAAGTTCGCATCCTCCGTCCTTCCGTTGTTTAGTCATCCTTCGCAACTCCGTCAAGTAATTTTTAGTTTTTGAACAATCAATCATTTTCTTTATCCTCCATAAGTGTACTTTTGTAATTCACAGAGTTAAGATGTTTTTGTATGTGCTCGTTATAACGACCGCTTGCTTTTGCTTCATTTAATATGCTTTGAACATCCTCTTCGCTTCTGTTCAAATCCGTTGCAATGCGTGATATCGAATCACCTCTGTATGTATATAAACATATTAAAAATTCTGTATCGGTTGTCAGCGGTCTATTTAACTGCTCTTTTCTGTGTAACGCCGCCTCGGCTTTGGCTTTACTGACACAAGCTGAACAATATTTTGTTGTTTTTGCTCTTGCGGTAAATTTGTTACGGCATATTTGACATATAGCTGAATACATTTATTTCATCTCCTCCAAATCTTCAAGTCTGCAATACAACAATGCAGAATTAGCGTTTAAATCCTTTATTTCAGCCTGATAATAAAACTTTCCTGTTATGCCTCGTCTGATGATACAGCCTGTCAGAATGTATTCTGCACGATTGTACAACACAGTTCTTTCAAGGTTGCGTTTAACTTCCGAAATATTCACAGTTCCTCAATCCTTATGTAAATGCCTGGTACATCTGCCCAAAACTTTTCACACATCTCGCTTGCCACGAGTGCGTCATCTGTCCAAAAGCCCACGAGCGTCATACAGTCCTTGAGCATTTTTTGTAGGTTATCTGTGTCGGGTTTTGTAATACGATACTCACCGTCTTTGTGTCTGCCTTTTGGAAAAAGCCAGCTTACCCTCAGCCTTACACCGCTATCATATGGCTTTGGCGGTCTATGCTGTTTTAGATGAGCCACAAGTAAAGCCTTTGCCGATTTTATTCTCGGTGAATCGTAAAATATCGGCTTGCCATTAACGGTCCTCACTCTGCGTTCCTGAGCCGTTACAGTCGGCACTTTTTCCATTTTCATAAAAAATTCTGTTACTGATTTATCCATAGTAAAACCTCTGATTTTTGCTTTTATCCTTTGAAATGTAAATCTTATGCGTTCTTGTCATTTCGGCTATGCGGCTGCCTAATGCCTCATCAATCGCAGAAATCTCATTGATTGACAGTTCGGAACTGATAATCGTAGGCAACTGTTCATTGTAACGATGATTTATAATTTTAAATGTTGTATTAACATCTGCATTACTTACACTCTCGCCGCTGCGTGTCTTGAAAAAATCATCAATATACAGTACCTCTGCATTTTTGATATTGTTCATAAGTTTATCGTACTGTTCGGAAACAGTCACTGCTTGCTTGATTGCTGTTATATCATCTCCCCACAGCACATACCTTGCTGATTTGCCTTGTTTTAACAAATAACCGACAATAGCTGTACATATATGTGTTTTGCCACAGCCTGACTGACCGCCAATGTAAAACCAATCAATCGGCTTTTTGGCGTAGTCAACAGCACATTTCTTTATGTAACCTTGCCAATCATTTTTTACAAGATATGTGTCAAAGTTATATCTCTCAATAAGCTTTGAAAGTCCGCTTTTCTTAATTCTTCTAATCTCTGCTCTCACCTTTAAGCACTCGCAGGGTCGGCTAACAACCTCAAAAGTTTCAGTGCCACAGAAATCTCTTTTTATTGCACGATATACAGCGCCTTTGTTTTTGCAGAGTTTGCAATCGTAATCTGATAACTTTCCCTGTTGAGCATTGAGAATATCCGCCTCTCGCTGTGCCTTTTCCTCTGCCGTAAGCTTAGAGTACAACCTCGCCTGTGTTAAACGCTCCTGTGCTCCGTCTTTTGACAGGTACTTTTGAATTATTTTTTCGTACGCCGTCAAATTCCTCACTCCTTTTTCTTAACCAACGGTTTATATAATTCTCGATATCATCAAGTGTTTTTCTGCTGTCGGGGTGCAGCTCAAAATACTTAGACATCTTTACGAGTTCGTTTTCAACATCAATCAATGTGTAAATATTTTTAAAATTATTCAGCTGAGAAAATGTCACTTGATAAGTGCTTTCTTCTTTTAACAATAAAGAAATAAAAACATCGCTTTTCTTTTCTTTTTCTTTACTTTCCTTTACTTTACTTTTCTTTATGTCATTCTCGGCGAGATTATTCCCATTTTCGGAGAGATTATGCTCATTTTCGGGTACAATTATATAAGCCTTTGTTTCATCTTCTTTCAAAAGCCAGTAATCTTTATTAATTGTGCGACCTCGCTTAGAGCGTTTCTCAATAGCGTACATATACCGTTCTTGCATCATTTTGTTTGTCAGTATTCTCTCCCTATCAAACAGCCCGTTGTCAAACAGCCCAATTTGTAAGCAAAGCTGTACTACCTGTTTTACCGTATCTGATTTAATTCCACCGCTCATTCGTTTCGCTATTGCGGCCGCACTGGTTTTTTCTCGCCACTCATAGTAATAACCATTAGTGGCATATGCTTTCGTGCAAATATAGAAGAACACGCCAAAGCCGCTCCATCCCTGTGCATCGATAAGCACATCAAATCTCTCATCGTCATCGAAAATGTGAACATCCCAAGCGGCAAAGTCTAAACCTTGCTTTGGTTGTCCAGCCATTCACTACATCACTCCTTTGTATTGAGTTTGAGTTTTTTACAGAGATACTCGTCGAGTTCTATGCCATAGATTTTATACTTTTCAAACAGTTCTTTTTCATGCCAATGTGCTTCATCGTGATGTTTTCTGCAAAGGCAGATGGCTCTAAGTCCTATATGAACTATCTGTTCCCTGTCTCGGCCCATCCCAACTCTATCAACATGATGAATTTCGCCGGGAGCATTGCATATCGCACACTTACGATTTTCAAGACAGCTATATAAATATCTACCAATATCATCTGTAACATTAAGCAAGGTATCTCTTGTACCGATGTTCTGATAAAAACAAAAGTCTATCAGATAGCTTATGAAATCCCTTGCTACGCTTTTTTCGCAGTCTGCCAAGGAGAAATACTTTATTCCAAACTCACCACAAAAGTTAAATTTGAAGTATTCCTTTATCCATTCCGGATTATCACCACACCAGAATGCAATATCTCTGATTACTGCGTATATTTTTCTTCGTTGTTCGGCAGATATTTCTCTACCGTCAACTATTCTTATTTCAACCTCGTTGACCTGTTTTTGTGAAAGTTCTCTGCCAATGCGGTCACGAGGTCTTACTATTAAGTTGTAGCCGTCATATGCCACTATATTTGCTGATGTAATCATAATAAGACCTCATGTTGGTGCATATAAACATAAGCACTGTTGACACCCATGTTCTGATACAACCATTCATCGCATTTTTCTTTGCTCAAATGTGTACGAAGAACTCTCTCCTCGTACACATATTGACCATTCATTCTCTTATCTTTTATTCGATTAATAATTTCATCTTGAGTGAAATTAGCCTCGATAAGATACAAGTCATAATTTTTAGCTACGATATGAGATATATCCGCAGTATCGGTAGCATATATGACTTTATATATCCCCTGTTGAGTGCGAAAGTAGAGCTTCCAGCCTACATTAGGCACATCGTGTCTTAACGGAAAAGCTGAAAATGTAATATTGCCTATTGTGTACCATTTGCTCTCAGTAACTATACACGAACTTTTTATCAGAAAGGGGATTTCAAAATCACTAAAATGTCTGCACAGATAATTTGGGTAGATTATCTTAATTAGGGGGTGTTCGTTAATAAGTCTCTTAATGGTTGCAATATTGCAATGATCTCTGTGTTGATGAGTTAGGAAAATATACTTAATCTTATCAACAACTTTCGCATCAACAAGTTTGCTAAAAGGCACTCCGCAATCAATTAAGGTCTGACCACCAAGAAAGACTGCGTTGCCTTTAGAGCCTGTACTAATAATATCTAAATCAATCATCTTGCTCACTCTGCAAGATCATCAATTGAGAAAGCTTCATCATCGGTCTGCTGTTCAGATGGTTCTGGTAATGTTACATCAGAAGGTACATCTGCATCAATCATTGTATTTGTTTCGTAATCTGGAGTACCGTCGGCATTGATAATATGATTGTCAGATTCATACGCTGTCTGCATTTCAACACTCATAACGCCCCATTTGCTGATAAGCTGTCTAAGCATCGTCTTTTTAGCCATTGCATCAAAATCTTTTGCCCAAAATGTATAGCTTGTACCCTTCTTGATATCATTTGCATATCCGGCTGAATACTTCATTGCGTGCTGTTTCATCTTATCCTTACTCCAGTAAAGAGCTTTCTCAAAGCCGTTTACATAGCGAAAATAAGCATAGTATCCGATTGTTTCAGCTGTTTCACGCTCTGTTTCATCTTCAATCATTTTGATTGTAATTTCTTCTGTAAGCGGATCCCAATTGAGAAGTTCTCCCTCTTTGATTTCCACCACATTAAGTCTCTTATACTGTCCTGAACGGATAGCAAGCTGAATATAGCCACGATAACCGAGAACGAATGTTGCTGTTGTACGATTGTTCTTACGGTCCTTAAACGGAACCATGTAATACTGTCCGAGCTGTGGTGATGGTGGCAACCCGAGCGAATGTCCGCAAAGTGCCGCTGAAAGAATTGTTCCAGCATCACATTCTTCGAGTGCCGGGTTAGTGCTTACCACAGATGTGATAGCCGCCGTAAACTTTTGGATTTCCTTCGGGTCTTTCATTGAATTTGAAAGGCTTTTCTGAAAAGCCACTGTCTGGAGCATGGCTGAAAATTTTGGTTTTCTCTGCTGAATCTGATTCTGAATGTTATAATTACTCATATCTTAATCCCCTTTCGTTGATTAAATTTTTAACTGCTATTGCAAAATCTTTAAGCTGCGTTTTAGTACCATATACTGTAAATGTAAGAGAAAATACTTTTTCATCGGTTTGATTAATATGTGGTTTTTCTTCCGGTGGAGCTACTTCTACTGCAACATTTGCCTCGAACGGTTCATATTCGTTCAATGTTGCTTGCTCGTTAAGTTCTGCTTTCTCACGCTCTGTTTTTTCAGTTTCTGCCCTTGCTCTTTCGGCTTCAATAGCCTTGTATCTTTCAGTTACGGAAGTTATTGCAGCCGATACATTCAAAGTTTGCTTGTACTCGTACAGAATTTCGTCTTTATGCTCCTGCACTGCAATGAGCTTTATGTCGTCCATAACCTTGTCAAGAAAAGCCTTGATTGTTTCTCTGAGCTTTTTAAGCGTAACCGTCATCGTAATGCTCAAGCCGACTTGCTCGTACTTTACAAAATCAATGCCGAGCGTTTGGGCGTACTCGTTAAAATACGCTTTTGATTTATCGTGCTTTTCCTGTTTAAGCCCTTGCTCGATAGCCTCAATCTTGCTCTTTAATGCTGAATCAGCTTTTTTATAAGGTGTGGAAATACACTCCTTATACACGCTTTCAAAATGCTCGTACGGTGTCATTACCTCGGACTTAACGGCTTTTCTCTGACTTTCAAACTCGGCAAGCTCTTTGTTGAGAGCCGAACGAATTTTTTTGATTTCTTTGTAGTTCTCATCTGTGCAAACCATTGAGCAAGCAACATTTACCTTGTGCTCAATTTCAGATTTAACAGACTCAAGTTTTTCAATAATAATCGGTATTTGCTTAACTACAATAAGCTGTGACTGTTCGTTCATCACTGCCACTCCTTTTCTGTGATTTTATGAAATTCTGCTGCGCAGTCTTTACTACAAAATTTGTTGCACTCGCTGTCCTCAAAATATGTATAATCTTCTCTGAGTTCGTAACCGCAGCAAGCACATTCACCTTTCTTTTGCGGTATAGGTGCATTTGGAGCTAAACCGTAACACACTCTTAAACACCTCCCACAGCAAGCCTTGTTGACTGCTCTAAGGTAAATGAGCAAAGCTCATCACGCATAAGCTCAAGCATATACTTTTCTGTAAGTCTTGCACCGTTGCCGTCACCAAAACGGCTTATTATGTAATTACGCTTACGCTCTGCCCTCCGTTTTACTTCCTCAAATACAGCACTGTCAATGCTTACCGCAAATGTATTGCAGAATTGATTGTAGGTAATCATCTTATCTCCCTCTTGATTTTTATTTGATTTGAGGATATAATAAAATTGATATTAATTTTATATATCCTTTTGAACCGCTGGAACTGTGCGAGAGTTTCAGCGGTTTTCTCTTTCTTCGTATTCTGCGATAACAGCTTTAAGCGTTTTTAATGTTTTGTTGAGCTCTTTTAATGTCGATGTACGGTCGAGATAAATTATATCTCTAATCTCTCTTGCATTTGTATTGTGAAAAGTCCACCCCTGTGTGCAGATATTAACATCTAACTCGCATGTATGACCGCTAAAATTAACAAATATTGTCGGCTTGCTACCAGTGCACTCACACTTTGTACTTCTGCCGTTAAATTCGAGTGCAAGTGCCATTATTTCAAGCACTTTGGATTTTACTTTTTTTGTCATCCGGTTTCACCTCCTCCCCGAAAACATCATATGCATACATACTGTTAATGCGTTGTCTAAGCCTTGCGTTTTCGTTTTTGTAACCGCGGATTGCGTCATTCTTAATGCAAAGGTCAAGTCTTGCGTTCTCAAGCTCAATCTGTAGGTGCTTAACTAAGCTATGTAAGTGCTTGTTTTCGTCTTTAAGACTGCGTTTTGTTTTAATGTGTCTAAGTGCCATTTGTTATGTCTCCTTTCTGCTGATAAACATTTCTAAAAGCTGTGTAGTCTGCAAAACATCCACACCACTTGCATATGCTTTGAGCCTGTCGCAAGGAATATTGTAAGTCCATCTGCCCTTTTCGCTCTGTACTGCTGTACCAATCGGCAGTGCTTTTTGCTTTAAGCCGTCATACACGAAATTGAGAGCAACGCCGAGGAACTTCGCCGCTACAGTTGGCGGAACATCGTCATATTCCTGACCAGTTTTTGGGTTGATAAGTAAAGTGTTGTTCATCTCCTCATCTCCTTTCTGTTGGTGTGTTCACGCTGTTTTCTGCTGTTTGACAAGAACTTTTTCAAGTTCTACTATTCTTTTCGATATTTTATTGCTTTACACGACCTTAAATGCTATGATTAACTATGAAAGGAGGTGCACACTATGTCAACTTCTCATAAAGACCTCATTCTTGATAAATCAGAAGTGAGAATACTTAGGTCCTTATATAAAGGTAATAAACTTTTAAAACAAGATGTTGACTATAAATTTAAAGAAAAATATTCTTTCTTGTTGCGTTATCATCTTATTGACTATTCACCCGATCCTAAATACTACTGTATTTCTAAAAAAGGGAAAATGTTTTTACTATACCGCAGAAAAGAAAAAATCCGTTTTTGGGTCCCGATAATTATTTCGGTAATAGCGTTAATATTGTCTGTAGTTTCCATATTAATGCCACCAGTGATAATAATAGAGCGGTAACCGAAATAGTCAGTGCAAGACCGCTCCTGAAACCCTCTCGGTATGCTCTCTCTATCTTGACATCATACTTGCCAAGCAGATAAAACGAATGAAGTAGCTTTTCGTCAATAACTTTGTTTAGATTATCTTCTAATTCGCCCTCGGTTGGAATTTTGCTTGAACAAATTATCTCAACTTCTTCATCGTCCAAATAGTCAAGTTCATTGTAAAACATTGCTCTCACCTCTAATCTGTTTTTAATGTTTGATAAATGAATAGTTTTTGAATTGACGATTTTAATAATAAATTGTATAATTAAACAAAATCGTCTTAAGGAATGTTGCTGATGTTTTTGAAAATACTTGCTATCTATTGTGTAATTGCTATAACAAATTTCTTTATAAATCTTTATAGAATGTTACACACAAAATATTTATACAACAAGTATTTGAAAAATATAAACAGCAAAGAATTTCAGCAAAACTTTGAACTCATAATTCCTATTACGAAAGTTTTAAACAAAGCTCATAAATCTTATTTTGGGTTAGAAAGTGATTTAAAAATGCACTTTATGTCTATTGCCCTCGAAAATGCCTTTTTTGAAACTTTTTACCATTATAAGTATTTGATGAAGCACTGTTTCACTTGGTTAACAAGAATACCAGTTCCAAAAACTAAATTTATTTATCAGATTTTTAATTTTTTCACTCTCAACCATTACTGTCTATTTATTTGGTCTTTATCTTGACAATTCCGGTTTAGGGTTGCAAATTCTAAACTATCTATCTGCTTTTGTAAAAGATATAACTTAAACTCATCGGATAACTCTTCTTTTTGAGGTTTGAACTGTATGTCAGCTAACTGCAACAAATGTTCAACTTTCTGATTAAGTCGGGTTATCTTTCTTTTTATTCTAAGATTATCAATTTCAAACCAAATAAATATTGTTACTGCAACAAATAAGAGTACGCAGTTTATTATGTCGGTTATTATAGCCATTCCTCCTTTCCTATGCTGTTCTCTGCTGTTCGGCTAAGTCCTGCTTATTGTACAGCTGATTTGCTATACTGAATTGTAAGATAAATAACAGAAATCAAGTGATACGCTTTAAGCGTAAATCTTTTCCAAAAAAAATAAAGTCAACAGGAAATCTATACAGTTCACCTATTCTATGCACCATATCCCAACTTGGCGAATATGTTCCTTTTTCGTAGTTAGAAAGAGTTTCCTTGCTAATATTAAGCATATCAGCTGCTTCTTTTTGAGATAAACCAGCGTTTACCCTTGCAGCTTTTAACGTGATTTTAGGATATTCCATTTGCCTCACCTCCTTGGTACACATATATAATATCACGCTAAAAGCGTAATGTCAAGCAAAAAGCGAAATATTTTTAAAAATATCTTGAATTTTTTACGCTTTTAGTGTATAATGCAAATATAACATAAAAGTAGGTGATCTAATGAGCGATAATAGTGAGCTTAACAAAAAAATTTTTGCAAAGAATTTAAACTATTATATGACTACTAACAATAAAACCCAATCGGATCTTGTAACGGACCTTAATTTAACGGCTTCGACTGTTTCTGATTGGGCAAATGGAAAGAAATACCCTCGTGTTGACAAAATGCAACTTTTGGCTGACTATTTTGGTATTCTTAAATCTGATTTGACAGAGGAACACGAAACATCAAAAATGACTGATGACATTGAACTCCAAGAATACCTCGAGGAGCTCAAGAACAGAAGTGAACTAAGAATGTTATTTAGTCTTACTAAGGGTGCTACAAAAGAAGATGTGGAAAAAGCAGTCAGAATTATTGAAGCATTAAAAAAGGATGAATAGCTTTGGGAGAAATTTTTATTAGAGGTTTAGAATTGCCGCTGACCGTACGAGGCGTAACGGTCTTAGATGAGGACGGCAATTACAATGTATATATTAATATTCTGCTTAGCTATGATACTCAACAGAAAGCCGCTAAGCACGAATTAAAGCACATTACATCCGAGCATTTTTATGATTATGAGCCTGTTGTACATAACGAGCTTGAGGCTAATGCTATTTGATAAGGAGAATTGATATGGGATTTTTCGCAAAATTATTTAAATCGCAGACAGAAACTGAATTAAATGTGCGGTTACCCCAAGCCGTTGAAAATGAATTGCTTAAAAACTCATTTAGCGACAAATATAGAAATGAAGCTTCTGAAAATGCTGTATATCTACTTTTCTGTGATTATGCCGGAGCTGAAAAATGGATAAGAGATTCCGCAAAGCCCGAATCATATTTTAATAATTACATTAAGGCTTTACAAATATTAACAGAAATCTGTAAACATAAGGTGCACCAAATTCCTGGGCATCCGTTACCAAAAAGCCAGCTAAAAGAATTGAAAAAGAACTATGAACAAAATACCAATAGGTTTATTCATAGATATTGGAAGTCAACTCTTTCATCTGCCGATAAATTAAAAACAGATAAAGGCAAGCAAAATAAAATCAATAAGTTTTTTGAAGATATGTCCAATAAGTATAGCATATATCTGACTACCGAAAATTTAAAACTTGTTGATTCTCTGAAATCAAATAATCAAAGTAAAATTCTCTTAGAAAAAATACCTGTCAGTTGTGGCGATTATGATGTTAGCACTCTTGAAAATATAAGAGCTATTCCGTGTGAAAACTCGGATGTTATGTTATTATTGCAAAAAGCCGCTACCAATCACAAAGCAAACGGCGATTTAGATTTAGCAGTAGAGTGCCTTTTAAAATCTAATCAAATTTCTGATTCACTTTCATATGATGAAATACACCTCACTGAAAAGCAGTATTTGCGAGTAATAAAGTACGCTGAATTGCTAAATAAAGATTTTTCTAAGCAAATTGAAAATAATGCAAGAAAAACGCACCCGGAAATGTTTTCTGACATCATACTTACTGAAGAATGTGAAAGATTTAAACAACAGATAAAAGCATTACATAATTTTAATCAAAATTATGTACCTGTCTCTTATACACATCTCCGAGCCCACGAG